CGAGGGCACAATGAAGGATTACGCAGAGTATCGCGCAATCTGCGGGGAGATTCGGGGTCTATCCATCGCAGAAGGTTTTATCTTAGACCTTGCAGACCAAATGGAGCATAGCCAAGATGAGTGAAATACTAATCGCAACGGAGAACGGGGAAACATCTACGTTACCCGAATCAAACGAAGCGAAAGCAACACAGCTACCTAAACCAAGTGGGTATCACATCCTTGTAGCACTGCCGGAAGCAGAGGAGAAGTATGAAAGTGGGATTATCAAAGCTGATGAGACTAGACGGTTCGAGGAAGTACTAGCGACCGTGTTCTTTGTTGTCGAGCTTGGCCCTGACTGCTACAAAGATGAGAAGAAGTTCCCGAATGGCCCGTGGTGCAAGAAGGGTGACTTTATTTTGGCGCGTCCAAATAGCGGCACTCGTTTAAAAATTCACGGTAGAGAGTTTCGCCTCATTAACGACGATACGGTAGAAGCAGTCGTACAAGACCCTCGTGGCATTAGCCGCGCATAAGGAGAAAGCATGGATAAAGTTGAATTTGAATTTCCCGACGAAAAAGAAGCTAAAGCCGGTGGCGCGGTTGAGGCCAAGCAGAATGAGGTCGAGTTCGAAGTAGAAGACGACACCCCAGAAGAAGATCGTGGTCGGGAGCCGTTACCCAAACACATTGTCGAAGAGCTTGAGCAGGATGAATTGGAGGACTACTCCGAGAAGGTAAAAATTCGCCTGAAGCAGATGAAGAAGGTGTTTCACGATGAACGCCGGGAGAAGGAACAAGCCCTGCGTGAGCGTCAGGCGGCGGAGGAATTGGCAAAGCGTATCCTTGAGGAAAATAAATCCCTTAAAGGCAAGCTTTCCCAAGGTGAAAGGGAATACCTTCAAACCTACCAATCAGCAGCAGAATTGGAGTTGGACGCAGCTAAACGTGCTTATCGGGAAGCTTACGACGCGGGTGATACCGATAAGGTGATTGAGGCGCAGGAGCGACTTAATAGCGCCCAATTTAAGTTGCAAAAAGCAAAAGAATACGTGCCCTCTTTACAATATAATGAAGATGAGGTACAAAGCAATCCAGAAGTCCCAGTGGCTCGTCCTGACCCAAGGGCAGTTGCGTGGCAAGAGCGCAATACTTGGTTCGGTCAAGACGAGGAGATGACCAGTCTTGCACTTGGGCTACACCAAAAGCTGGTCAAACAGTACGGAAATCAGTACACGTCCACCGACGAGTATTGGCAGAAGATTGACAACACAATGCGTCAACGCTTCCCGGACTACTTCCAAAGTGATTCTTCGCCGCAACCTGAAAGGGCTGCGCCGCGCACAGAAAAGCCGTCCACGGTCGTAGCACCTGCGACCCGTAGCACATCCTCCAAAAAGATCGTGCTGAAAAAGTCGCAGTTGGACACTATTAAAAGGCTTGGGATTACTCCTGAACAATACGCCCGTGAACTAATGAAAATGGAGGCCAACAATGGCTGAAAACAGACTCACTCGTGAACTTGAAACTCGTACCGTGCAGGAACGTCCAAAGCAGTGGACTCCCCCTGAGCTTCTCCCTGAACCAGATAAGCAGCCCGGTTTCGCGTACAGATGGATTCGCGTCTCGACTTTGAACAACGCTGACCCACGTAACCTTTCCGCCAAACTGCGTGAAGGCTGGGAGCCAGTCAAAATCGAGGAGCAACCAAAATTCCAACTGCTAATCGACCCGAATAGTCGCTTTAAGGACAACGTTGAGGTTGGTGGGTTGTTGCTCTGCAAGACTCCCGAGGAGTTGGTGGCACAGCGTAATAGCTACTACCAGAAGCAATCTGAAGGTCAGATTGAGTCCGTGGACAACAACTTGATGCGTCAAAGCGACCCGAGGATGCCGCTCTTTAACGAGAGAAAGTCCACTGCGTCGTTTGGCAAAGGAAGTTAATTCTTTAATTTTTGGAGTCCAACATGGCATATCCGACTGTATCGGCCCCCTACGGCCTAGTACCGATCAATTTGATCGGCGGTCAGGTGTTCGCGGGCCAGACTCGTGAACTCCCGATTGCCAGCAATACTGCTGGTGCTATCAACAATGGCGACATTGTTCGCCTATCGTCTGGCTTCATTGTCAAAGAGACAGGTACTACTACTGTTTCCGCGACAGGTGTTGTCGGTGTTTTTCTTGGGTGCAGCTACACTAACCCATCGACTGGTCAAAAGCTGTTCGCTAACTCGTATCCGGGTAGCGTTGTTGCTTCTGACATTTTGGCTTATGTAGCAGATGATCCTGATCAGTTGTTTAAGGTTGCTGTGACTGGCGGTGCAACTTCGACCACCATCACACCGATTGACAACCTGATTCTGGGTAACAACATGGCTATTTCGCAGCCTTCTTCGAACACCACTATTTCGGGTAACTCGAATATTGGTGCCTACGATTCGGGTTCGAACACTGCCGCATCGTTGCCTTTGCGGGTAATTGGTCTGATTGAAGAGACCGTCGATTCCAACGGCAACTACAGCGAAGTAATCGTTAAGTGGAATGCTCCGTATATGGCAGCTACCACAACGGCTACGGGCGATCCGCTTGTTTACACTACTACGGTAACTGTGACTGGCGGTCATCAATATCTCAACCCGACCGGCACTGCCAACGTATAAGGGAGTAAACCATGGCTATTTCACGCGCACAACTACTGAAAGAGCTGCTCCCCGGCTTGAACGCACTGTTCGGTCTGGAGTATGCCCGCTACGGCGAAGAGCACAAGGAAATCTACGAAACCGAGACTTCCGAGCGTTCGTTCGAAGAAGAAACCAAACTGTCTGGCTTTTCTGCCGCACCGGTTAAGAACGAAGGTTCTGCAATCGCGTACGACAACGGTCAGGAAGCTTGGACTGCTCGATACAACCACGAAACCATCGCTTTGGGTTTCTCGCTGACCGAAGAGGCCATCGAAGACAACCTGTATGACAGCCTGTCGGCTCGTTATACCAAGGCGCTGGCTCGTGCCATGTCGTACACCAAGCAGGTTAAAGCGGCAGCAGTGCTGAACAACGGCTTCTCGGCTTCGTATCCGGGCGGCGACGGCAAGGCTCTGTTTGCTAACAACCACCCACTCGTTTCTGGCGGCACCAACTCGAACATTCCTTCGACGGCTGCTGACTTGAACGAAACCTCGCTGGAAAACGCTGTGATTCAAATCGCTGCGTGGACTGACGAACGCGGCCTGCTGATCGCAGCTAAGCCACGTAAGCTGATCGTCCCACCTGCTCTCCAGTTCGTTGCTACTCGTCTGTTGGAAACCGAACTCCGCGTCGGCACCAATGACAACGACATCAACGCCCTGAAGAACAACGGCTCGATCCCAGAGGGCTTTACGATCAACCACTTCTTGACCGATACGAACGCATGGTTCCTGACCACTGATGTTCCTAACGGCATGAAGCACTTTGTTCGTACGCCGCTGTCTCAGTCAATGGATGGAGACTTCGATACAGGGAACGTCCGCTACAAAGCACGTGAGCGTTATTCGTTCGGCTGGTCGGATCCTCTGGGCATGTACGGCAGCCAAGGGGCTTGATCTAAAACCTAGGCTTTATGCGGGTTTTGAGGGGGCTTCGGCCCCTTTTTAAATATGTGTTGTGTTACTCGTTACATTAGTGTATTCTACCCTCACTTTACCTATATCGAATCGGAGGGTGTATGGCACGAGGTATTTACAAGATCATCAACGTAGTCAATAACAAGTTCTATGTAGGTAGCGCGGAAAACTTTACGCGTCGTAAACGGATACATTGGTGGATGCTACGGCGCGGAACTCACGGCAATAAGCATCTTCAAGCTGCATGGGGGAAGTACGGTGAGCAGGCTTTTACTTTTGTTATCGTTGAGGAGTTGCCCGAAGGGGTAGATGTTCTAGCCGCTGAGAATATTTGGCTTAAAGAGCATGTGGGTAAGGAGTATTGCTACAACATAGCTACAGACGCCACGTCCCCCCAAACAGGTATGTACGGGGAAAAGAACTCAATGTGGGGCAAAACCTTTTCCCATACCGAAGAGGCCAAAGCCAAGATTGCTGCCGCTTCCAAAACTAGGGTGCAGACCGACGAGGAAAAAGCCAAGCGGCGTAAATCCATGCGGGGGCATCATGTAGCGCCGTCCACCAAAGCAAAAATCTCCGCCACCCTATCTGGCGAAGGCAATTATTGGTTTGGTAAGAAGCGCCCTGACCACGGTGTCAAGGTTAGTAGGCAAGTTGTAGCTACAAGCCCGGACGGAAGAACGCTGAAATACGACAGTATTCAGGCACTGCGAGAAGCGTCAGGAATAAAGCCGCCGACAGCTAATCGAGCGTTGAAATCCGGCTTGCCGTTGAAGCGTGGCCCCTACAAAGGATGGTCATTTAAATACCTTGACTCCCCCCTTGCCCAGTAGTATAAGAGCGGTAATACCGGGAATACCGGTGCGTCGAACAGTCCCGGCTGACTTCATGCAGATCGACGTACCTAACCGCATGAGGGAAAATTCAAATGGCACTTTCTACCACCCAAAGTATTTGGCGTTCGGGCGGCGGCGATCAGACTCGCACCGCATACTGTGGCTCCGGCGTGATGGCTGCTGAGTTCTACATCGCTGACGCTTCTCCTGCCACTGCTGGCACTAACGTCGCTATTTCTTCGGCTGCTGGCGCTCCTGCTCTGGTTCTCCCGGCTGGCGCAGTTATTCTGTCCGTAGTGATTACTGACGCTGGCACAGGTACTTGTGACCTTGGCGCTACCGGCTACAACTCCGGCACTGCTGACAACAACTTCTTCGCCTCTGGCTTGGCTGTTTCGGCATTGGGCGTTATTACTTCTGGTTTGACTTTTGCACCATCGACTGAATTGTCGTATGTGACCGTGACCGATAACACTTCGGGCGCTGGCACTGTTGCTGGCTACATCACTTACTTCGTCGCCGATCCGCTGGTTGGTCAGCAGAACGTCTAATTAAGGAGCATCATCATGATGCAAACAGACGTTAAATCGGCACAGGTAACTTCTACCAATACGGCGTATGCCGACACGACCCGTGTAAAAGCGGTGACTGTCAGCTACGCCTCTGGTGGTACGGTTGTCCTGAAAGACGGTGGTTCAGGCGGCACTACGCGGTTCTCGTTTACGGCACCAGCGATAGCGGGGTCAGAGCATATTCTGTTCCCCGGCGAGGGCATCAAATTCAATACTGATGTACACGCTACGCTGTCTAGCGCGACTATTGTGGTGTTCTATGGCTAATTACGGAAAAGTTTCTTCCGTAACTCAGCGAGGCTTGTACGAGCCGTTTGAGTTGCAAGTCTCGCGCGGGCAAATCGCCTTTCACCGGAATGTGACGGTGTTTGGCTTTAATGCTGATGTAGACACAGCGCAAGTAACCGTCTGGCCTTTGCCTAGCTTGATCACTTTCCCAGCGGCTCCGCTTCAGATGACTGTCAGTTCAACCAACGCAAACGATACAAGCAACGGTACGGGCGCTCGGACGATTGTTGTGCAGGGCTTGGATGCAAACTACAACGAAGTTACAGAAATCGTCACGATGAATGGTCAGACGGCTGTGACGATGACCGCGTTCCTGATTCGTATCAACTACGCTTATGTAGCGACGGCGGGTTCTGGAAATGGTGCTGCTGGTGACATTTATATCGGCACGGGTACTGTGACCGCTGGTGTTCCTGTGACCACCTACGACATCATTAAGTTTGATTACAACACCACGATCACGGGTAGTTGGACGGTTCCTGCTGGTTACACGGCATATGTCTCACAGGGTTTGTTCTCTGCTGGTCAAGCTGGTGGTTCCAACCAAGTTCAGGGACGGCTGTTGACTCGTGGCACAGACAACATTCGGCGCACTGCTGCGGTTACAACTCTGAATAACGGTGTGGCTGACTATGTCTTTGAGTATCCGCTGGCTGTTTCGGAAAAGACCACCATTGAGGCAACAGCAATTGGCAGTTCCAATAACAACGGTGTTTCTTCGATGTTTATTTTGTTGCTAGTGGCTAACAGCTACGACGCGGGACATACTTAATTATGGCTAAGACTCCGGCATGGACGAGGAAAGAGGGAAAGAATCCCAAAGGCGGCTTGAATGCCAAGGGACGCGCCTCCGCGAAAGCGCAAGGCATGAACTTGAAACCTCCCCAGCCGGAAGGCGGCGCAAGGAAGAAATCCTTCTGCGCACGTATGTCAGGAATGAAGAAAAAGCTGACAAGCGCCAAAACCGCGAACGATCCGAATAGCCGTATCAATAAAAGTTTGAGGGCTTGGAAATGTTGAAAGAACACATCGAACCAGACCTGATGGACAACATATCCATCCT